TATTGCCCTGTTAAATGCAATGCGGTTTCATATCCGCCAATTGATTCTGTTTTGCCGACCCTGTTGCCAGCCATCACTAGCCGTTCTTTGTATGTAGCTCCTGCCTCAAAAAACTCTAAGTGCTTCTTGTACAACTCTCGACGCAAATCACCTTCATCTTTGAAGTACGTCCAAAGTTTTCTGCCAGAATCTCTGTAATTCTTTTCTTCGAGCAATGCTAATAAATCAATTTTTTGTGAATTAGACAGACTTACTAACAAGCTCGGCAATTTTTCGCTCAAGCTCATCATTAGTCATCTCCTCAATTGGTTTGTTCGATTGCTCTAAATTAGTAATGCCGTATGCTTCACGCTCTAAACCAATCATTGTCTTTAATGCGTCCGTGAGCTTCTTAACACCATCAATTCGCTGTGGCATTGAGATAACTTTTTTATAAATATCGTTTAATTTGTCTTGTCCTGAGTCGCTTTCATTTCGCAATATCTCGCCCAACTGCTCAAACAACTCTCTGTTATCAGTCGTTATCTCTAATTCATCAAACAAACTATTAACAATGCGCTTGCTTTTGCGAATATCGCCGCGATGCTCAAGTTTTACATTAACAATTGCCTGTGCGCTGGCTTCGATGATTTCTTTCTCTGAAATAGCCTTTTCGCTGCGCAGTTCAGTGCGCAGTTCTATTTTGCGCAGTTTCTCATTTGTCTTTTGTTCTATCTTTTTGCTTAAATCTCTCGACCAATCATTTTGGTTTGCTTTGTATCTGATACTGCTTTCTTTTGTATCGTACTTCGCTGCAATCTCACGCAAACTCAATAAACCAGCCGAGTAGTCTCTTTCAACAGACTCCCAATCGACTTGTTTACGTTCTGCCATTATCTTTACTCATAAAAAAGCCCAACAGCTAACTAATCGGGCAAAGCGTTAGAATTATTTAATTAATATTCGTTTGTAGAAACCTTTCCATCGCTATTCAATGTTGGAAGATGAAAACTTGTAGGGATTGGATATTCTTTGGGCCAGCGAAAACCTGCTACTCTTTCAATTTGAAACGGCGACACTTTGACTGCATCGCCTTGATTGCCACCTAACACCATTAAATTTTTATTAGCATCTTGGCCGACAACAAAACCAACATGACCACCACCCTGACGCTCAAAAACTACAACACAACCAACAGATGGATTTTTAAGCTCTACGCCCCAATTGAGCCAATCTTTTGCTCTCATCCAATATTTTGGTAGCTGACACTCTGCTTTTTTGATGCAATGCGCGACAAAAACACCACACCACGGGGTCTCATCGTCTGACCACCACGCCTTAAGTGATTTAAGCCAAACAATGATAAAACTATTGTGCTTTGCGCCTTTAATCTCTTTAACGCCGATATATCTCTGAGCTTCTAACAGCCACAACGGTTTCATATCGACCTCGATTTTCAGGCAATAAAAAAGCCCTGCTGTAGGGCTATAAAAGACATCCATGTTCCGCGATGTTGTTATTTGAAAACTCTAAGTCTGTTTTGATTTTGCTTAAAAACATCAGCCCATCTACAATTTTCTTTTTCATAATTACCATCTGAATTAATTCTGTCTAGCGTTTTATTTATCGGCCTTTCACCCATATCTTCAAGAAATGACTGATAGCTTTCCCTCCATCTATCACAAACCTTTATCCCCCTGCCACCATACCTATGATAGCCTTTGTACTTTTCGCTTGAAACTCTGCGAATCATTGACTCCCATGACCTATATGTTGGTGTCCTTTTGTTTTGCCCAGCATCGCCATGCGTTGTTAATGATTTTGCTATTTGTTCTTTTCTAAAACATCCGCATGATGTTGATGCGCCTTTTTTTAAGTTTCCGTAATAAGATAGTGTTTCATTGCCACACTCACAAACACAAACCCATCTACACTGACCGTTTTTTGACTCACCTTTTAGTTTTACAGTCAGCCTTCCAAATTTATCACCAACGCTAATCATAACAACCTCACTATGTAATGTGTTTGGTTGTTATTATATACGATTTACAATAATTTCTGTATGTTATTTTTTAAAACAGTCGCTTGATGTTAATAGTTGATACATGATGCTAGTACCGCCAAATTTTAGGCAATAAAAAAGGCCGCTTTTTTGGCGACCTTTAGAAAAACTTTGCTTAATCAATAAAACGACCAGCATAGATAAAATATAGTGCAATGGTGCAACAGTGTCAAACACAATCACCCTGACAAACAAACATCTTTCAAAATAACACTTAAATCCGTAGAGACTGTTTTTTCAAGCTCATCAAGCTGCTGTGTGATTAGTTTCTTTTTATAAAAAATAGTACGTCTCGACAGGTCGCACATATCCACAATCCGCTCAATAAAACCGCGCTTAATGCTAATGCTCGCCCACGTCCAAATAATCAGCCGCTTGAAGTCATCACTTACACCATCGCAAACAACCACTCGCACCAACTCATTAACCGCGTTTGCTCGCTCCTGTTCGTCTGCTCCGTATTTAGCAACGACCGCATAAAATGCGCTTTGTGATGTGTTGCGGTGAATCCTTGCTCGCGTCATTGAGTCCTGAGTCAATCTGTCATTAGCTGACAAAGATTCTGTCTCGGTGTGTGTTTTTGTCAAATCCTCGACATACCCGCTTGAGTATTGAGATTGCCATTGCGAAGGCTTACACGTTGATATTGAGTCAACAGCCATTGCTCTAATAATTGCGTGTTGTTCGTTTCTATATACGGCTAGACAAGACATAAACACCTCACTTAACAGGGCAAAAAGAAACTTTAATCTCTGGACAAATGCTCGGCTGATTCGCGCAACTTGCTAATAAAAAAAATGACAGCCGATACGCAAATACCGATAAAAAACAGTTTTAAGTGATTCATTCGTAATAATCCTCGATCCGTTTTATTGCCTCGTTTGCGCTATAACAAACTGATATCGCATAGCCATTTTCAGCAGCGCATTTTAAGTAACGTGATTGCTCAACACTGACCCGACCTTTCGCGCTTTTCATCTCAATATACAGACCAAAAAAATATTTGTTTTTCACTGGCAAAAACAAATCAGGTACACCCGACAACATGCCTTGCTGTTTGGCCTTCCCCTGCGCGTTTTTAGTTCGTTTCAGGCCGTTCAGTGAATTATGCAACATCCACAAATACGGGTAATTGTTTTCGTTCGCTCTTGCCCACGCGACGACTTTGGCCTGTTCAATCGATTCGGGTTGAGCATTGCGCTTTGTGCGTGGCTTAACCGTTGGCTGTTTAGCTAGTGCTTTTTTGATTAGCGTATCAAGACTCATTTTTACACCACCAATATTAAGTAAGTTTTAGGGCGAGTCACGGCAACATAGAGACACTGTAACGCTTCACTACGGTTACGCATTGTGAGAATATCAGCAACATCAACCACAGCAACATCAAACGTCGAGCCTTGTGCTTTGTGTACTGTTGACGCTACGCATGGCCGCAACTCTGCAATACTGTCTTTTATCATGTAACCCTGTGCGCTTGCTTCTTGTGCCTGTTCTAACAATTGAGCTTTCACTCTAAAATCTGTTGTTATTTGACTCTGTGCCTTTAACTTTTCAAACATACGAAAAAACCCAATTTCTTTATTTTTCTTTTCTTTCACGTCAACCGCCGCATTGACTGTTAAACCATTATCTAATGTAACAGATACGCATGTTATGCCATGCAGTAAAATAGGACTACCAATCGACGTTACAACACCCTCGTGATTGTTGTTAATGACGTTTTGAATACCAGTTAGCGAGACAACAGGCTCACCAACAACAAACGATTGTACGTCTCTGCCATGAAGCATAGTTCTAATGGCTGTGGTTTGTTTGTCGATTGACTCGTTACGATACGCAAGATAGCGACAATCCATACCGTTTTTTAACGCATCCGAACAATAATCTGCAATCTCATGTTTTTGTATCATGCCAATTTTAGCACCGTCTTTGTCGTACTCATTAACCATTTCTACAACATCACTTACGGTAATATGCGCGGAAGCCTCCATAACACGCCTTAAAGCCGCGCTTAACTCAATAATAGGGTTATCTGTGGATTGCCTAATAATATCGCTTAAATGCGCTCTTTGGCCGATTGCAGCGAATACAGGACTTAATGCGCCTTGACCGCTAGTCGGTGGCAATTGTGCAGGGTCGCCAACGTACACAATGCTTGCCGTGGGTGCAGCCTCGTTAATATCTTCAAACAATTCAGCATCAATCATTGAGCATTCGTCGATGATTAAAATGCCGTAAATCTCTTTTGTTGGTCTGCTAAATGTTGTATTGCCGCCACCTTGACGCTGTGGGCGTTTGCCTAGTGCTTTGTGTATTGTGGTCACTTTGACATTGGGCGAGATAATACCGTTCGTTTCTAGCATTGCAGACAGTACCGCCGCCGCCTTGTGTGTTGGCGTGGCTATGGTAATCATTTTATGACTAAGTGACTTGATGACGGTGGCGATGGTTGTGCTTTTTCCTGTGCCTGCAAAGCCAGTGAGTAGGACGGGCTGTTTGTTGGCTATGCAATGCGTGATGGTGTCAAATGCGAGTTGTTGCTGTGGGGTGAGTTTCATATTGTCGCGCCTTCATTAGTGGCAATCATTCAAGATGTAAGCGGCAGCGAGTGAATGACTCTCGCGCTTCGGGAGCTACCCTAGCCGCTTTGTAATTATGCTGTTTTTACATGTTTTTTACTAATAACTTTTACTTATAAAGAATCGTTTTTATATAAGTTTTATTATGTGTTCCTGTAAAAAAAAATGACACGGCAGTAGGAACGGCTGCAAGCCTTGCGGCTGTAGGGCTAGAGGGGAATTGTGACAACGTAATGTTCCGCGTATATATAATATATATTAACTTATACAGAGAGAGAGCATTGTATTAAGGTTTTTAGGGGAATTTGTTAAAAGACGACAATTTTTTCTAAAATTGTTTTTAATGCGGCACACAACACGATTGACACGTTTCTCTTGTAGCCATTGCGGCTCTAAGCTTTGACCTGTTCCTGAATGTGTTCCCAACGCTAGAAACGTGTTGCACACACAAAAACAGTCGGTCAATTCCGTTTGACCGTTCTACATTATCCTATTTTGATTCTACAGCGCAATTACTTTTGAAAAAAACAGGCATAAAATAACGAACCGCTTTTCCCTCCTTTTTTTCAATGATTTTTTCTTGCGCCTGCAATTTAGTCAACATCTCTAATTTTTGCACCGCGTCCATGTTTCTAAATGCTCTAAGTTTTTGCCCGATGTCACGACTTGACGCGCCTTTTTTGCCAAAGTCATAAACAACATTTAGAACGTCTTCCTCAATCCCTACTTCCTCATCCAATCCGTTAATTTCCAACCGTGACAGCAATTTATCTAAATGAAACACAATCCAATTAGCCACCCATTGCACAATCTTTTCGTCAATAATCGGTTGTGATGGATTATTAAACGCACTCAAAGCCACGCAAAGCCGCTTAAACGTGCCACACCAACCTAGAGCAATACCAAGTAGGTCTTTGCGCTCTTCGGTGCTGCATGTGGCTTTAATGCGCGTTAATGAATGCGCGAATAAACTAGCCGTGTTATCGCAATCAAAAATAGCAATCTTTTGGACTGGATTCATGCAAGCAATATCAAAAAAATCACTATCTGTTTTTTTGATTGCATTGACAATAAACTTGATTGACGCAGGAAATGGGGCATCAAAATCACGCTCGCACGACACACTATCGCCACCTTGAGCAATCATTAAACGCTGCAACGCCCCTAAACTGTACTGGTCACGTTGCGCCACAAAGTCGATATGTTTGCTACTCATTAACGAAAGCATGGTTAAAGACGGGCGGTAGATGTTGTACTCTGAAATATGCTTATCGCCTTCGCCGTCTTTTTTGCCAAAATTCGCCCCTACGCTGTCTTTATCTAAATAGAGTGTGTTATTCAAATACACCTCATTGATAGCACTTAACGCTCCTTGTATCGCGCCTGATTGCTGTTTTTTGCCGAAACTAATCATGTTTGCATAGTCATCAGTCGCCCAAAACATACGCGGCATAGTCAGCAACTGTTTATGCAAACAGGTTGACCCGCTTATTTTAGTACCACGAATAATGTTACGGTCGCCACACGCATCAATCGCACTATTCAAAATCCCTTTGAGCGGTTGTAACTGCCCTGCACTATCAGCAACGATAGCCAAAAACGCGCTTGAGCTTGTGCCGTCTTTGAGACGCACGCAACGACTCGACATAGCACACGCAAAGGCCAGTGTTGCCTGCACGATAGAATACTTGGGAGCTGTCCCGATTTGACCTTTAATCCATTGCGCCACCTCGTTTAATGATTTTACAGGGAGTGAACAATCAATCTTTACAGTGTCAACTTGTACAGGCTTTAACTCGACAACATTGGCACTTAAAAATGAATCGCCGATTGCCTTGCCCTGTTCCAATAGCGTTTCGTCTTCGGGTGGTTTTTTATAATCCATATCCAACAACAAGGCAGCCTCTTTAACCGCTTTTTTCAAGTCGTTATTGTGTTGATAGTACAGATACACACCAAACGCAGTATAAGCATACCCATCGCCCAACGGGTCGCTTGCGTGATGAATATAAACCTTGTCCACACCTTCGCCCGTTAGCAAAATACATCCTGCTAGTTTGCTTTTTGAGTGAGGGCTTAATAACCGTGTTTTTGTGATCCGTTTATAACCGTAATTACTCAAAATGTTGACCAATGGCATTTTAGCGTTAAACACGCCAATCACATCGTCATGGCCGCCACCAAACACGCGCAAAGGTGCGGATTGTGCCTTGTAATCCTCTTTTTCAACGTGCCACGGACACGCGCTTTTTAGCACGTCCTTGGCTATGTCCCATTGAGTCCAGATATTCAATAATTCAGTCGGTAACTCTGGTAATTGAGTCCAGTCACCTACCCAAACGTAAGGGAGGTTAGTGTCAGGATGGATAGAAGGTGGTAGTACATCTTGGGTTAAACCGCCGCGCAACTCAAACACCACATCACTTTCCTTCGGGTTCAACTCATTAACCCAATTCAAAGCGTGGCGTTTTAACTCTATGCCAACAGGTGCGCGATAAATCAATTTTGAGCGATTCATACGCCCCGATTCAATCCGCACACCATCACGCATTAACTGCGACAAGTCCACGCCAATCGCCGCTAATGCAATCTGAGAGTGTTCTATATTGTCAATGTCTAGCGTACAAGTCACGCTGAGTTCGTGAATCAAGCCAATGCCGTTGTGGTCGAATAAATTTAGGTCAGTAATCGGCTTTTTTTCCCAACCTTTCTGAAATGGTTCTTTGCCGCGCACTAAACACAACTTAAAACCATGCGCGGCATATTCTTGAGCCGCTTGCTTATTGTTTTGCATTTTCTAATTGTCCTTCTAAGTAGTCAGAGAGTTTTTTAACTGTTGGATAAGCCACGTTTTTACCTTTAGCTAAACGAAAAATAGTAGCCTCGCCAATGCCTGCTTTTTTAGCCACAACAGACAAATGCCTATCTTCTAGCAGTTTTTTAATTTGTTCGATGGTTAACATTTTTTCACCTTTTTGTTGATTGATGATTGACATAATAAAACTTTATGACTAATATGTCAATCACTGGCACACGAAACATAGAAACCAGTGAAACCTAAACAAAACCAAGAGTGCAAGATTATGAGTAATTTATCAGGTTACAACTTCAACGCCGAAGAAATCGAACCATCATCATCGTTCGACCCAATTCCAGCAGGTTGGTATCAAGCCATTATTAGCAACAGCGAAATGAAAGCCACTCGTGATGGCTACGGTGAGTACCTTTCTTTAACTTTGCAAATTATTGAAGGCCAGTATGAAAACCGCTTAGTATTTGCGCGTTTGAATCTTAAAAACGCTAACGACAAGGCTGTCGATATTGCGCGTAAAGACTTGGCCGCCATTTGCCG